CAGACTTCTTTACGTGTACATAATCTGGATTTAATATAGTTATCCTACTCCATGTTCCAAGACTCTCATCTAACTCCGCATAAGGAAATGCTTCACCCATCTTCCAAAACTCTAAAGCCGCACCATAAACAACGGAATACAAGTCAATTTTTTCTGCCATCTCCATAAAAAATTGCTGTACTCTTTTGTTTTTGCATGTAATATTTATCTTGCTTATCGGATACGAAGCATGAAGATTGATAGCGTTTCTAACAATTGGGTGTGTATCATAAAAAACACGATTCCATGCATTCATGGTTACGCGATCACGCGGTAAGTTTAGATTCGCTAATTGAAATAATGGAGAATAAATCTCTGGCGACATCCTGTCTGTTGTAGAGGATGTCGAAGGTCCCGCCATAGGGGACGCTACAGAGGCGTTCTTTAGAAAGTTTAAACTATTTTTTCTGAACCCAGGGCTGTGTGCAACACTTCCGTAAATTTTAACTTCAGATTGTGCATCAAGCTGCTTATTCGCAGCATCTGTAATTTGCGCACGCCTAACCTCAGAGATAGAGTCGGCTGCCTTTTTTGAAATTTGTGTTGGCGGTCTGTTAATCCTTCTCATATTCTATACTCTCCTTGTAACCTTAGCCAATGTAGATCTTAAATAATTTGATTGTCTCTCTAAACCAGGTTTAATAGTAAAACCCTTCGTAAGATCAAACTTATATGCCATATAAGCATACATGAGGGCCATCAGTCCATCATTTGGCGCTGATCCTTTTACAAAAGTCTTTATTGGTTGGCCCCCAGTTATTCTGACCTTTGACTCCATAGATGTGCAATGATCTATTAGCCACTCTACATGCTCATAGCTCTTCCATGGAAATCTTATTTTACCCTTTCTAAACAAATCAAACAGTTCGTCAATTAAAAGATCTTTATTATAAGAAATTATTAATTCATCCTCTCTGTATTTCATAGGCTTTATCAAACTTCCGCTTCCTTGTGCTCCAAGAAATCTTTCTCTATAAAGAGACTGAAGATCTCCAACCACATCTTGGCCAAAAAACCAATCAGATACGCCGCGTTGAACGCCAAAGCGTCTATACATCTCTTTTATTGTATCTTTTTTGAAAGAGAAATTATTTTTACGCAACTTATGAGCATGCTCTATCGACAACGCCCCGTCTGGTTGCGCTGATAATACAACAACGCACGAATAAGACTGACCACCTTTAGAGTTGGGATCGTCCTCTTTGCCTCCCCAATCAACCCCCAGGTAAACAGCCTTATCTCTTGGGTTAATTTTTTTAGCAAAGCTTCTGTCTGGATCTCTACACTTGTCATAAATCTCCGCCTTAGTAAGAGGTGATCCTGCGCCAGAGTAAAACTCTCCAACTACTTCATTTTTCCAAATCCTTTCTGTTTGAGCCGGATTATTTTCCGGCATTAATTTTTCAATATTTTCTTTTGTAAAATAAGGAATATATAACTGATTTATATGAAAACCTACAAATTCGCAATTATCTGGATCAGCAGAACCAACCCACTTACCTCGCTCAGTTGCCTCAACCTTCTTCTGCTTGGTTCCACACAGAGGACACTGAATTATATTTTCATGCAACCAAATAGACTTCCATCTATCATCTTCTGGCAAATAAAAGGGATACGTTTCTCCGCAATTTATGCACCCCAAATGATAATATCGTTGATCTGACATATCCCAAATGGTAGAAAAATAACTACCCCTTTGTTTCGGGGTTCCAAAGAAAACTTGAACACCCTGGCCGGTGGGGCCATACTTTGCCGCTGTTAAAATCTTTGTAGCATTTCCAATGGCATGACCAAACATATCCTGAACTTCGTCAAAAAAGACTATATCCGCTGTCATACCACGAATTCTATCACCATCTGTGCCCAAACTGTCTATCCATAAAGTACCTTTATTAAATTGCTTCATGGTTAAATTGTCAACAGAGTTTGAGCTAATTAATTTATTTTTATTTATAAAATCATTCTTAGCCGTTCTGATTAATGTTTCAAGCTTATCTTGTGAAAACTTCTTCACCTGCCCGAGGGCCGGAAAAAGGTGAACAACTCTAATATTCGGCTTATCAAACAGGCCGCTATTCGTAAAAAACAAATCAAGAGCGCCAGCCATAACGGTTGCACCAACCTGACGGCCCTTCTTTATAACAACTGGCTTTCCATCTTTTCTTGTTGCTTGCAAAGCAATATACCGATATATATCGGCCATAAACTTCCACCCATTATCAAGAACTCTAAACTCTGCTCCGTCTAAAGTTAGATTATTTTGAACAAAGTGTGCTGGGTCGAAGTCTAAGAAGCTTTCTTTGAGTTGTTCAAAAAGTTTTTCTTGACTTTGTTTCTTTGACATTATGGTCCGGTTTGAGCATGATTCATGTAATCTGCAGTGTCATCATCAAATGATGATGGCATATCTGCCTCAGATACATATTCTACTATTTCCGGACCTTTTTTGTGTTTATTTAAGAGCTTTTCAACTATAGCTTTAAACTTGCCATTGTCAAGCTTTCCTTCTATTCTATCATATCCAAGATTTGGATGTTCGCGACAATGAGTAATAACTGTTCCATAATTTGCATCTGGACGATCTTCTGCAAAATCTTTAATATATTTTAAGATATTTCTAAGGGCATCAACATTGTTGCCACGTTCTTTTTTTGTCTTACATGGGCCACAACCGCCAGTACAGCCACCGCCGCAACCTGCCTCTTTTATATTCTCTTCCGTATTGGTATTTACACTTTTAACAAGATCAAATCCTGCACGAGCCTTTAGGTCTGCCATCTTCTCTTCGATTGTATCAAAATCTTTCCTCTTCTTCATAATAGAACGAAGATTGCTGAGATAATCAGCATTCTTTTCTAAATTATTGGCAAAGTCATTAACCCAACTAACCGTTGTGCTATATTCTTCACTTAAATTTTGTCTTTTTACTTTCATTAAATTGACCTTTAAATTTGCTAACCCTTTACTTACTCAGAAAGTATACCAGTTACACCGCTAGGAAGATCTGTTGCTCCGCCGGCCATATCCAACCACTTTGACCATTCTCCGCCTGTTGCCAACGGCGCTGTTTGTCCGGGAGCTGAAAGAATATCTTCAAAGCCAGGAAGCTTTAACTTTCCGCTCATAAGCATTTCTAACAAAATGCCTTTAAACTCTTCATTTGCCAAAAGAAGATTCATAACACTACTTTTTTGTTTAGTATCCAAAGCTATAACCGCATCTGCCAATTTTTCTGGAGACATATGCTCTGCAATATCTGCCAGCTTTCCCGCACCAACGGTATCAGCCACACCGCCAAGGCGTTCTGGATCCCAGTTTTTAACCACATTTTCAGCCATCCGAGTTTTTGCATCTTCAAAAAGACCCTCTTTCTTTTCAGCAGCCTTAATAATCCTGTCTACAAGATCCGCCTCCTTAAGAAGCCCCTTGCTATCCAAACTATTCGCCAAATTTACCAAATCTTTTAACATCTCATCCTCCTAGGCAAAGTAATTTCTCAAAAAATCAACGCCGGCCTTGCCCTCGCCCTTCTTGGCGTCATCGCCGGTATCATTTGGGGAAAATGTTCCACGATCCTTAAAGATATGAAACCCACTATCCATACATAGCTGCATTATTGCAAGCTCTTCTCTGTCATCAATAGAGTACTTATTAGACAAAAAGCCATAAACATCTTCCATCGAATGGCCGCCTGATACATGTGCATTAATCATAATTCCAGAAATAGCCCGCTCAAAGGGAGATACTGCTATAACTATATTATTCGGAGTAGCGGCCTCCTTTGTAAGCTCACCGTATTCAATCTCTCTGCCAGAAGCATTGATCCACTTCGGAATGCCATTGGCACCTACAGAGGCTTTCTTGTCATGCTCGTCTTTCACCATCTTCTTCAGCTTTCCAATATGTTTCTTGAGAACTAATACGTCCTTCATTATATTTACCCGAACACCCTCTAGGGCTTGAATGTCTAATACATTATCTGAATCTTCACGAATAGCTCTTGAGATTTGAGAATTCAACTTATCCAAGAAGCTTGTAGCTCGCTCGCAGCCGACCATGCTTCTTCCGTCATGCTGAGGGATGTTTCCAGGATATTGTTCATGAACATATTCCATAAATTTAGACAAGTCTCCATCATCTGCGTAATTGGTCTCTTGCTCATCTTCATCCTCGTCTAGTTCTTCAGATCTCAATTGTGAGCCGGGAACTAAATCAGATAAAGAAACATCTCCATGCTCCTCTAAGAATTCAGTTATATCCTTATCTAACCCCTCCATCTCGCCGCCGAGTTCTCCAAGGCTGCCTTCCCCCTCTGTAAAGGGCTCAAGGACATCCTCAAGGGTTCCGTCACCTAAATCATCTGTTCCCACGGCAGAAGCCATGCCCGCCCCGAAGATTTCCTCTTCAGACAGGCCTTCAAACATATCGTCTTCTGCATAACCAGTAAGATCGCCTTCCACGTAAGATGTTTGATCTAATTCAGATTCTTTAAAAATTGTTGTTGTCTTAAAATTATTAGCCATTTTTTCTCCTATCCTACTAAGCTATAAAGTCCGTAATATACGTTTCTACTTTCATTATTATCAGAATAATAATCTAACGGATAACCATACTGAGCCTCTGGCATATTTCCTATCATAATATGCGGGTACAAAGGACTGCCATTTAACCCAACATTACCTGCAGGAATAGTAGATTGCTTTGAGTCATACTTGCAGTCAACAGAGTCCTTCTCTTCGAAAATCATGTCTGCAAAAGGGCACTTCGAATACTCTTCGACCATAAGCATTATTTCCAAATTATTATCCGCAATCTCTCTAGCGTCTTCTTTGTTATCAGCAGCTTCCAACGGAGTCATGCTAAGAATAGCTGATTTTTTCGAATCTTTTGCCACTCCACCAGCTATTTTGCATCCTGCAGCAACAGGCAGGCCGAATGGGCATCTGGTCGTTTTTCCTCTAATCATAATTAATTATATCCTACTAAATGAAGAAAGTATTAGTAAGTCTAAATATTCAATGATTTTAATTTATATTCTGTTAAATTAATTGCATCATCTAAATATTTATTAACCAACTTTCTTTTAATAACCTCTTCTTTGAAAACGCCAACCAACGGTACGGTTGGAAGCAGCTTCATCTCAGACAAATAATGCATTGTTATATCTGAATTATCATTAATTGATTCTGCAATTATTGAAGTAAGGAAAGCCTCTTTTAAAGCCCACTTATTTTCTCCAGTAAAACTTTCTCTATTATTTCTTGCAAAATCAATAATTTCATCATCAATAGAAAACTCATAACGAGCAGCAAAATTGATGGCTCTATAAATACGCCTAATATCATCACCAAGAGCAATTCTTGCAGGAACATTTGTTCTTATAATCTTTGCTTCTAAGTCTTCTTTGCCTTTGTTTGTAAAGTCAATAATTTCATCATCAAAAAATCTTTTATGTAAAGTATTTATTGTAAACTCTCTACTGTAAACTTCAAATAATTTTTCATCTTTAATATTTAGCTCTTTCATTATATACTCAACAACATCATCAGATATAAAATTGCTTGAAAAATCAAACATTATATCATCTAAATAAACAGAAACATGTCCATCGCTGAAAAGCTTAAAGTTACTATTTAATTCATTAGCCAAAGTTATAGCCAACCTTGTTATATCGGCATCATTAGTTGTTATATCTATATCTCTATAATCTTCAACAGGAGCATTTCCGCCTTCCATCTGAAGAACCTGAAGCCTTCGGCTAACGCGACCCCTTGCCTCAAAAGCCCTCTCTTGCGCCTCTCCTATTCTGTTTAAATACAAAACCCTAGGAACTCCACCAACTATGTACGGTTCCGCTATATAGTTTTCTTTACAAATTTTTAATATTTTTGAATATATATCATCAAAATTCATTAGAGCCCCTATTGTTTATAACTCTTTATACGGGCGGCCCTAAATCATCCGCTTCCGGCACCTGTTCCGCCTCAGGCGCAGGCTCTGCCACAGCCTCCTCTTCGGCCCCTGGAATCCCGCTTTGAGCATCGGCCATAGTCTTTGCGTTAGCAAGTTGTCCCATCATCTTTGTAACCCTTGTAAGAGCGTAAGAGAATGAGTCAATCAATTTGCTTTGTGACTCTGCAAGCTCTGGAAACATAGATGCAATACCTATTTTGTCCAGCATAATATCAAACTCGGCTAATTGGCGAATAATACGCCTATCCGCAAGCATTCCCGCCACCTCGTCAAGCTTTCTGGCAGCATCTTCAACGCTTATATCTCCAGCCAACTCATCGTACTCCCCGGGTCTCGCCCCAGGAAGTGGGGTTATGTCTTCAAAGCTAGCCGCCTCTACATCATCAGACTTTGGAATTCCATCCATAGGACCAGGAGGAGACTCCTCTTCTGCCGGGGCTTCACCCAAAGCTTCTGCCGGGGCTTCACCCAAAGCTTCTGCCGGGGCTTCACCCAAAGCTTCTGCCGGGGCTTCA